GAAATGACCATGACCGACGTCATCCCGTCCCGCTGCTCGCGTTGTGGCAACCTTGGCGACAAGCCGGGGCAAAGGTATTGTCGGGCCTGTCATGCAACCTACATGCGAAAATGGCGCAACAAACCCCATGTTTGCCGTGAAACCTCTCGGGATTTGGCTATGAAGACAGGTCACCCCATCGTTCCGACAGAGTTGAAGATCGCGACTGGCAATCGTGGGCGGCAGGCTTTGCCGGTGGGCGAGCCGATGCCCGAGGGTGCGCCGATCATGCCACCATGGCTTGAGGGTGAAGAGGTTAAGCTGTGGGACGATCTCGCCCGAATGTGTTTTTGGTTGAAAGAACCCGACAGCCCCAAGATGGCGGCTTGGTGTAAGTTGCAGGCGGATTTCCCGTCTAACTGGCGCAAATGGTCAGGGTCGACTTGGAACCAGTGGAGGGTTTTGGGCAGTGAGTTGGGGCTGGATCCGTCAGCGCGCGCGCGCATGGGCATGGTGAAACGTGGCACGAAGGCCGAAGACCCCGCCGCCAAATACTTCAAGGCCGCCTGATCCTGTCACCGCTTGGGCGACTGCTGTCATTGATGGCAGTGTGATTGCGGGGCCGCACATACGGGCGACGTGTGCCCGTCATTTGGCAGATAAAAACACCTGCACCGCCCGCGGTTTGTGGTGGGATGAGACGGCGGCGCGGCACGCCATGGATTTTTTCCCGATTGTGCTGCGGTTGGCTGGTGGGCAATTCGAGGGTGAGAAATTCGAGCTACATCCCTCGCAGCAATTCATTGTTGGGTCATTGTTCGGCTGGAAGCGGCTGGACGGCCGGCGGCGGTTTCGGCGGGCCTATATCGAGCAGGGCAAGGGCAACGGGAAGAGCCCGTTAGCCGCGGGCATCGGCATGTTTTGCCTGCTGGCTGACAAGGAATCGCGGGCCGAGGTCTATGCGGCGGCCAGCATGAAGTCGCAAGCGATGGTAATGTTTCGTGATGCGGTTGCGATGTATCAGCAATCGGATGCGTTGCGGAACGTTCTGACGCCATCGGGCGGCAATCCGATCTGGAATCTGGCTCATCTGGGCAGCGGAAGCTTTTTCCGGCCGATCTCGTCGGACGAGGGGCATTCTGGTCCCCGGCCGAGTTGCGCGCTGTGTGACGAGGTTCACGAACACGCCAACGGCAAGATGATCGAGATGCTTGAACGCGGGTTCAAGTTTCGGCGGCAACCGCTGCTGATCATGATCACCAACAGCGGCAGCGATCGCAATTCGGTGTGTTGGGAGGAACACCAGCACGCCGTCAAGGTCGCGGCCGGCGAAGTCGAGGACGATGAGACGTTCAGCTTTGTGTGCTCGCTCGACAACGAAGATGATCCGCTGCACGACCCGAAGTGTTGGATCAAGGCCAATCCGCTGCTGAACGTCACGATCACCGAGGACTATCTGACCGGCGTGGTGAAGCAGGCCAAGCAATTGCCGGGCAAGTTGAACAACATCCTGCGGCTGCATTTCTGCCATTGGACGGATACGCAGGATGCGTGGATGAGCCGGGAGACGCTTGAGAGCGTCCAGGCCGATTTCGATCCTGCAATGCATTCAGGTGAAGACATCTTTCTCGGGCTGGACCTGTCGGCCACGCAGGACATGACCGCGATTGGCTATGTGGTGCAGACGGGTGTCGACGCCGAGCACAGGCCGAGGTTTGACGCATGGATCGAGGCTTGGACGCCTTCGGTCACGGTCAGCGAGCGGGCGTTGCGGGATAAGGCGCCCTACGAGCTTTGGATCGATCAGGGGCACCTGAACGCGACGCCGGGCAAGGTCATCGGGTTCGACTACGTCGCGAACCGGCTGGCGGAAGCGTCGTCGCTCTATTCGGTGCGGGCGATCGCTTACGACACCTACGGGTTCAACAAGCACTTTGAGCCCGAGCTTGACGCGCTTGGCCTGACGTTGCCGATCGTCGAGCATCCGCAGGGCGGCAAGAAAAAGGGCAAGACCGGGTTATGGATGCCCGGATCGAAGCTGACGCTGGAAAGCCTGATCCTAGAAAAGCGAATCAGGATCAGACGCAACCCGGTGCTGATCTCGGCGATGATGTCCGCTGCCACCGAAAATGATCCGTTCGGAAATTTCTGGTTCAGCAAGCGCAAGGCGACCAATCGCATCGATGCGCTGATCGCGCTGGCGATGGCGGTCGGCGCCGCGACAGTCAAACCCGAGCCGGTGGCCAAGCCGAGCTACCAATTTTTCGTCGTCGGCTAATCTGGGTGTGCGTGGCCCGCAGCCTCGGCGAGCAGTGCGCTCATTGAGCCCTCGAGGCGCAGCACCATGGCGGTCAGCACCGCCATGTCGTCGCGCTGGCTCGCCTGCTCGGTGATCACCCGCTCGATCTGGGCGGCGATGAAGTTGAGGTCAACGTCGGGCATTTACAGGAGATAGCCTGCCGCGAATAGCGCGGCGCCGATGGCCATCCCGATCGTGACGGCGAGCAAGGGCGGCATGGCGATACTGGGCTTGGCGTCGAGTTTGGCCTTGAACTGCGCGAAATGGCGATCGACGTCGGCGCGCATGGCGCGCACCTCGGTGCGCAGCAGCTCGAACTCGTTGGGGGTCATCTTCGTTCTCCCGCTCGCTATCTATGGAATACTATCGCAGCCCCTTCGCCTCTTTCAGCAGTTCGCGCCCCTTCTCCAAATGTGCGGTCGCCCGTTTGGGCAAGCGAGCTATCGCCGCTAGTCGCCAATCCTTGACCTTAGGTTCGAGTCCGAGTCGTTGCCGATGCTTCGCTGTGGTGCGGTCGTTACCGCTGTGCTTGCCGATGATGGTGGTCACGGTTCGACGCGATAGCGTCATCTCTTCGGCAATCCAGCGCGACGACTTGCCCGCCTTGTGATGCTTCAAGACTTGCGCCTGTTGCGCTTCGCTGGCGGCAAGCGGCCGACCGACCGACTGCGGCGGTATGGCATAGCGATTGTAAGCGACCACAAGCTTGTTGAACTTCTCACGTAGCCCGTTGAACTTCTCGACGTTGGCGTTGTAGTCGCTGACGAAGCTCCCCCATCGCCAGAATCCCTTGTCGTCCAACTCCATGTCAAACGCGGAGATGAAGGACTCCAGATATTCGTCATGCTCCTTCGCCTGCTCTTCCATCCGGCGCACAAGGTCGCGGCCCTCATCCACCTCGTTGCGAAGCTCGGCGATGCGCTCATCCTTGACCCGTAGCAAAAGCTCCAGATCGGCGATGCGTTGTTGGTCGGCCTCTGACATGGCTCCATATTAGCATATTTTAGCGCCAGCGCAAGTCAATAAACATCGGCACTTTCTCGATTTCAGGAAGCCTCGGAGGGCCCTTGCCGTGCTATAGGCCGGACCCCGCAGACTACGGCCAGCCGCGTGGCACGGTGCTTGCGGTCGTCATATCGCCGACTCCTTGCTTGAAGCTCGCCACACCCACCGATCGCAAGAGAGAAAGCTCTTGGCCTTCGGTTCCTAGGCAGAACACGCCGTCCTATCCTGTCAACTAGGACTTAGTGTCCTAACCCACCCTTTTGTCAGTGTGACAGCAAAGACACAGCGCCCCGGAGGCGAGCCATGATGAATCGCGCCTATTCGATTCTCGATATCAAGTCGGTCAAGGAAGACGAGCGCGTGATCACAGGCATCGCGTCGACGCCTTCGACCGATCGCATGGGTGACATCGTCGAGTCGGAGGGCGCGAAGTTCAAGCTGCCGATGCCGCTGCTGTGGCAACACGACTCAAAGCAGCCGGTTGGATGGGTCACGAAGGCGAAGCCGACGAAAGACGGCATTCCGTTCGAGGCACGCTTTGCCAAGATCGACGAGCCCGGCGAGTTGAAAAACATCGTCGACAAGGCGTGGCAATCAGTGAAGGCAAAGTTGGTGCAAGCCGTCAGCATCGGATTCACGATCAACAGTTACGAGATCATGAAAGAAGGCGGTCTCAAGATCAAAGATTGGGACTGGCTTGAGTTGAGCGTTGTAACAATTCCCGCGAATCAAGACGCGACTATTTCGATGGTCCGTTCGCTCGATGAGGAATTGCGGGCTGGCAAGCAGCGGGACGATAGCGCTGCCGGGATTCCACCGAAACCCCCATTGAAGATCAAGGAGCGAGTTATGGCTAGGACCAATCAGGAGAAGATGCGCGAAGCCGAAGCGACGCGCGCGAGTTTGACGGCGCAAATGGTTGCGCTGATGGATGCTGCTGACGAAAAGGGCGAAGCCCTCGACGCCGAGCAGGATGAAAAATGGACCGAGCTTAAAGCGAACGTCGATCAACTCGACAAGCATCTCGGTCGATTGCAGGACATGGAGCGGATCAACGTACAGCGTGCCGTTCCTGTCCGTGGCGCTGATCCAATCCAGGCGGCAGAGAGCCGTAGCGGTATGGCGACCAGTGGCCAAGCGATCATCGTGCGCCACAAAGAAATTGAGCCGTGGCGGCCGTTCGTCCGCTTGGTGCTCGCCAACGCACGCGCGCAAGGCAACTGGTTTATGGCTGGCGAGATCGCCAAGGGCAACGAGCAATGGATGGCAGAAACGCCGGAAGTTGCTGCCGCATGCAAGGCGGCGGTTGCGGTCGGCACCACGTCTGACGCGACTTGGGCCGGACCGCTGGTGCAGTATCAGAACCTCACGGAAGCGTTCGCTGAATATCTGCGCCCGTTGACTCTTATCGGTCGCATCCCCGGACTGCGCAACGTA